CCGCGGCTGGTCGAGGTCAAGCCGCCGGAGCGTGTCGCAGGCAAGTCCTGGAAGGCCGTCAAGGCGATGCTGAGCAGCGTCCGTGCCGAGGCCAAGGCGGACAAGAAGGCGGAGCAGGGGCAGGCCAACGTGCGGCTCTGCGTGCGGCTGGTGCACGAGTTGGCAGAGAAGGGTGAGCAGCCGACGGCGCGACAGGTTTCGATCGCGGCCGGGCGCAGCTTCACCTGGGCGAAACCCTATCTGGACGCTGCCGTCGAGTCGGGAGATATCGTCCGTCTAGTGGAGCAGGTTCCCCGCGCGCGCGGACTCGCTGACGTCTACCGCCCACTTCCGAACAGCTTGCCTTGGCAAGGCGACTAGACGACTAGACGGCAGCGCGCCGTCTAGTGGCACGAAATCCTTGTCACACAACAACTTGACTAGACGATCAACTAGACGATGACTAGACGGAAACCCGAAAGGCAACCTGTACCGCTCCCTGAGTGCGCGCAGCATGGCGCTCAGGGGCTACGGTTGCCCGGCGACTCACTAGACGGACTACTTCCCCCACGTAGTGGGCGTCTAGTCGGTCAACGTCTGGTCAACGCCGAGACGACCATGAGCGATCTTAAGGAGAAGCTGATCGATCTGTTCGTCGAAGCTGTCGACTGCCTGGAGCGTGCAGGCATCCAGCCGACGGCTAGGCAGGTATCGCGTGCGTTCGGGCAGGGCGAACTTTTCGCCAAGCGCGCACTGCTCCAGGCCGTAGAGCTTGGTCGGCTGACCGTCACTGTCGAGCGCATAGAGCGCGCGAAAGGTGACTTCAGCGTCTACCGCCCCATCCCTGCTGTGAGGGTCAGGCCATGACCCGGAGCGTCGTCCCCGAAGACTTCGAGCAGGAGCTCGTGCTGCGCTGGGCGGCAGGGCAGGTCGACGCTTGGCCCGAGCTCGCCCTCCTGTTCCACATTCCGAACGGCGGCAAGCGCGGCAAGACCGAGGCGGCCCGGCTCAAGCGCATGGGCGTCAAGCCAGGCGTGCCCGACCTGTGCCTGCCGCTCGCCCGCGGCGGGTTCCATGGCCTCTACGTCGAAATGAAGCGCCTGGACGGCGGACGCGTGTCGACCGAGCAGAAGGCCTGGCTGGCAGCCCTGCACGCGGCTGGGCACTGCGTGGCGGTCGCCGATGGCCACGAGCAGGCGATTGCCGTACTGCGTGACTACCTGGCGGCCGATGGCTGCCCTGACGAAGCCCGGGAGGCTGCATGACCACCTTCACCCACGACCGTCCGACCTTCCGCGAGCGCGTCATGGCCTTGGCCGGTCACTCGACCTGGCGTGAGCCGGTCGGCGGCCACAGCACCCCCCTGCGGCAGATCCCAGCGGACCACCTGGTCGCTGCAGCGCTGAGCTTTGGCCGGCGCGGCGCAGACGACATCGGGCCAGACATCGCGTTCGACATGGCCACCGGGCGCATGGGATACAAGTCGCGCGTGTGCGAGGCGCTGGGCAAGGCCATGGCCGCCGACCGCAGCCGCATGGTGCAGCGCAACCGGCCAGTGATGGGCGTGATTGCCTGGGCGGCCTACTGCGCGGTGCTGGGCCTGCCGCCCGTACCGCGCCCGGCGTGCGTGCGCGAAGCGGAGTGGGTCGACCTTGTGGCCGCCGGCGCGCTGATCCTCGAGCGCCTGGCCGAGGATGCACTGGCGTTGGCTGGGCGGCGCGCGCGGGCGGCTTGAAGGGGAGCGCGGCGATGGCGTAGCTTCGGCACTTCCATCAACGGAAGGAGCAGGGAAATGCAAACGGGTCACGATACGGCAACCGAGATCACTCGCGACATCATCGTGGCGATGCTTGGATCAGGTTCGCTCGGGTGCAACGCCCATAGCGCGGAGAAAGTCGCCGAGGCTTTTGAGATCGTTTACGCGAAGGTCGAGGAAAAGTGGCGGGCCGAGTAACGGCTTGACTTCACGATTACCGCCGTGCAACCCTGTCCATGATTGGACAACTACGCCCCGCACTTCGCGGGGCGTTTTCGTTTGGCGCTGGGCCGGCAGCGACCTCGATCGACTAAGGGCGGCAGACACCGCCTGGCCTTAGTGCCCCGGCACTTCCTCCCTTGAGCCGGCCTGCGCCCCTGGCGTAGCAGCCCCGCGCGAGCGGGCGCCGGACTTACTGAGACTCGACCATGACCGCTTCGCTGCCAGCAGACGCCGCGGCGCGCAAGGCTGCGCCCATGGCCGAAGGCCTGCTGTGGTACTTCCCGAACGCCCTGGCCGAAGTGGCGCGGGTGAGCAAGGCGGGCAACGACCAGCACAACGCGGGCCAGCCGATGCACCACGCCCGCGGCAAGTCGACCGATCATGCCGACTGCATCCTCCGACATCTGGTGGACGCCGGCACAGTCGACAGCGACGGCATGCGCCACTCGGCGAAAGTGGCATGGCGGGCCCTGGCACTGCTGCAGGAGGAGCTCGAGCGAGATACCGGGGTGCCGCTGCCGCGTAACGCGCGGGCGATGGTGCCTGCGGTCACGCCCGACTTCGCCATCCGCCCGCTGCCCAACGGCGACTTCGAGCGCGACGACAGGGCAACCGGCGTATGAAGTGCCCGCGGTGCGGTGAAGACGGCGCGGTCAAGAACGGCGCCGGGCGGACGTTTCACACCGCCTGCGGCAAGTACGGCACGCTCCCGCCGGCATCGCTGAACCAGGCGGACAACCTGCCCGAAGGCGTGAAGCTGCGCGGCACGTCCACGCTGACCGACGTGCGCACCGGCGAGACGGTGATGCAGTGGGTCAAGACCACGGCGGACGAGGAGGCGCGCGAAGCGGCGCTCCTTGCCATGGTCAAGGCGATGGGCGAGAAGTTGCCCAAGGTGTCGCCGCGAATTGCCTGCGGCAAGTACGTCGACGACCTGCTGACCGTGTACCCGATCGGCGACCCGCACGTCGGCATGTGCAGTTGGCCGGCTGAGACGGGCGACGACTGGAACCTGAAGATCGCCGAACAGATGCACTGCGACGCGATGCATGAGCTGGTCCGCACCGCGCCCAAGAGCAAGCAGGCTGTCGTGGTGAACCTGGGCGACCTGTACCACCGCGACGGCGTGAACGCCGAGACACCGCGCAGCCGGCATCCGCTCGACGTGGACGGCCGGTTCATGAAGATGTTCCAGGTGGGCGTGAAGGTCATGCGCCGCTGCATCGAGTCGGCCCTGGGCAAGCACGAGCGCGTGCATGTCATTTCGGCCGCGGGCAACCATGACGAATCGAGCGCGCAGGCGCTGGCCGTCCTTCTTGCCGAGGTCTACGAGAACGAACCGCGCGTGACGGTGGACCTGTCGCCGTCCGTTTTCTACTACTACCGCTGGGGCAAGGTGCTGCTCGGCGTGCACCACGGCCACACCTGCAAGCTGCCGGCGCTGCCGGGCGTCATGGCGACGGATCGTGCGCAGGACTGGGGCGAGTGCAAGTTCCGGCATTGGCTGGTCGGCCATGTGCATCACCAGTCGGTGACCGAGTTCCCTGGCGTCACCGTCGAGACCTTCGGCACGCTTGCCGCGAAGGATGCCTACGCCACCAACGGCGGCTGGCGTTCGAACCGGCACATGCAGTCGATCGTCTACCACCGCGGCGGATGGCTTGTGGCGCGCGCGCAGGTGGCAGCCGACATGTTTGCGGAGGCGGCGTGACCGAGGACGAAATCGTTTCCGAGATCACGCGCCGCTCCTGGCGGTTCGGCGTGTCGGTGCTTCTTGCGCCGGGCGACAGCGTGAACGCCGACGGGCTGCGTTGCTCTGGCTATTTCAGCGGCGACGTGGAAATGCCGCAGCTTGTCGTGGCCCGCGGCTCTGAGCGCTGGCTTGGGACGCTGTTGCACGAGTACAGCCACCTGACGCAGTGGGCTGAGGGTGCGCCCATCTGGACGAACGACAAGGCTGCCAACTGGAACGTCTGGCTGGAAGGCAGGCCGATGCGTGGCGTGAAGCGCCAAATTGCCCTGTCGCGCGACCTGGAGGCTGATTGCGAGCGCCGGACCATACGCCTGATGCGCGAGCTGGATGCACCGATCGACGTCGAGAAATACACGCGGGGCGCGAACGCCTATGTGCACTTCTACAACCTGATCGCAGAAACGCGGAAGTGGTACGCGCCGAACCGGCGTCCCTACAACATGCCGAGCGTTCTGGCTGCCGCCAATCCGACGCTCGACAGCGACTTCACCCGCACGCCGAAGGCGCTGCGGAAGGCGCTCATGGAGTGCGTTGCTCCGTGAGCTTTACCAAGCCGGCCTCGCGCCGCACTGACTGACGCGAGGCGCCATGAATTCCTCCGACCTCATCGCCCTGGCTGCGGTGGCTATCCCCACTGTGGGCGGGATCATCGCCTGGCTCTGGCGCCACTCCACGCGCCTGACCGCCTCCGAGATCCGCATCGAGGGGCTTACGGCCAATGCCGAGGCTGACCGCCGTCGCAGTGACGCGGTGTTCCAGGACATCCGCGCCACGCTGGTGCGGATCGAGGAAAAGCTGGACCGGAAGCAGGACAGGCCGTGAGCACGTTCGACGCCGCTTTCGCCGACCTGATCGGCAACGAGGGCGGCTACAGCAACAACCCAGCCGATCCAGGCGGGGAAACGATGTGGGGCGTGACGGCTCGCGTAGCCCGCTCCCATGGATACACCGGCGCCATGCGCGACCTGCCGCTGAGCTTCGCTCGCGCTATCGCCAAGGCTGAATACTGGGATGCCTACCGCTGCGACGACATGCCGGCGCAGGTTGCATTCCAAGTGCTGGACGCTGCCTACAACGGCGGCCACCCGGCCCAATGGCTACAGCGCGCGGTAGGCGTGGCAGAGGATGGGGTGATCGGCCCCGCAACCCTTGCCGCGGTGAAGGCTGCCGACCCGGACGACCTCTGCCTGCGGTTCGACGCCTACCGCCTGCAGTACATGACCGACCTCAAGACCTGGCCGACCTTCGGGCGCGGCTGGGCTCGCCGCATCGCGGCCAACATGCTGAGGGCTGCGCAATGAGCTTCGACATCAAGCGGATCATCGGCACCACGGCCCCGTGGCTGGCAACGGCCCTGGGCGGCCCGCTCGCTGGCCAGGCCGTCGCCGCGATCACCACCGCCATGGGCCTGCCGGCCGGCTCCAAGGTCGAAGACATCCAAAAGGCGCTCGCCGCTGGGCAGCTTACCGGCGACCAGATGGTGGCTATCAAGGCGGCCGAGCTTCAGTTCCAGCAGGCAATGGCGCAGGCCGGGTTCACAAGCGAGAAGGATCTGGAGAGCATCGCCGAGCAAGACCGCGACAGCGCGCGCCGCCGCGAGGAGAGCGTCAAGGACTGGACGCCGAGGGTGCTGGCCTACGGCATCACCCTCGGATTCTTCGGCGTGCTGGTCTTCATGCTGACGCAGACGATGCCGCCGACCGCGCACGACGCGCTGCTGCTGCTGCTCGGCGCGCTGCAGACGGCGTGGGTTTCCATCGTCGCCTACTACTTCGGATCGAGCGCCGGCAGCGCCCGCAAGAGCGAACTGCTGTCGCAGGCGCCGGCCGCTGTGGCAGCCAAGGCGGGGCACTGACATGCGCGACAAGACCGGATTCCTTACCGGAACGGGTAACGGCATCAAGAACACATCGGACTTCATCGGCAGCGATACCAAGGGCGGCTGATATGGAACGCGCCTTCCTAGTCGTCGCCGGCCTGTGCTGGGTTGGCCTCGTCCTGCTGCTGATCCTGTGGGATGGGAAGCCGCGGAAGGAGCCGATCTCTCCCACAGTGCCAGCGCCTCTACATCCCGAACGACAGCCGTAGCCATGCCCTCGAAAGACCCGACCAAGCACAAGAACGCCGCCACCTGGGGGAAGGGCCAGTCCGGCAACCCAGGCGGACGGTCGCCGCGAATCGGCCCGAACGGCGAGACCGCTGCGCAGCTTGCGCGCATGCATACGGCCGACGCCATCGAGACGTTGGCCGAGGTCACCAACAACAAGAAGGCGCCGGCAATTGCACGCGTGGCGGCCGCCAATGCCCTGCTAGATCGAGGTTGGGGCAAGCCCAAGGAGCTCGTCGAGCTGGACGCCAGCGTCAAGAACGACGGCGTGCCGGTGATCCAGATCGTCCGCGTTCCAGCTGATGCCCCAAGTACAGCTCACTGACCCGCAATTCGAGTTCGTTACCGCCGAGGACCAGTTCCCCGCGATGGTCGCGGGCTTCGGTTCGGGCAAGACGCACGCGGCGATCATTCGCACGCTGCGCCTGAAGCTGCAGTACCCGCGGCAGAACGTGGCCTACTACCTGCCGACCTACGACCTGGTGCGGCGCATTGCCTTTCCGCGCTTCGGCGAAGCGATGGAGGAGCTGGGCATCAAGGCCAAGCCGAACAAGGCCGATGCGGTGTACGCCGTGCAGGATGCCGGCGAGATCATCTTCCGGACGATGGACACGCCCGAAAGGATCATCGGTTACGAAGTGGCCGATTCGATTGCCGACGAGCTGGACACGCTCAAGGAGGAGCAGGCGCGCGACGTCTGGACGAAGATCATCAGCCGCAACCGCCAGAAGAAGCCCGACGGCAGCTTGAACACGGTCGGCGTGGCCACGACGCCGGAAGGGTTCCGTTTCGTGTACGACCGCTGGCAGCGCAACACTGCGCCAGGCTACCGGATCATCAAGGCGAGCACGCTCAGTAACGCGCGCAACCTGCCGGCCGGCTACATCGACAGCCTGCGCGCCAGCTATCCGTCGAACCTGCTGGCGGCGTACCTCGACGGCGAGTTCGTCAATCTGGTGGCCGGCAGTGTGTATCCGGAGTTCGACAGGCGCCTCAATGCCTCGGGCGAGACCATCCATCCGGGCGAAGCCCTGCACGTTGGCATGGACTTCAACGTGGGCCGCATGAGCGCCGCAGTGCATGTGCTGCGTGGCGACGACCCGCACGCTGTTCTCGAATACACGAAGGTGCTGGACACGCCGGCCATGGCTGCGCTCTTGAAAGCGCGGCATCCCGGCCATCCGATCATCGTGTACCCGGATGCGAGCGGCCAGGCGCGCAAGTCGAACAACGCCAGCGAGTCCGATCACGCGATCTTGCGTGCGGCTGGGTTCAGCGTGCGTGTCAACCCGACCAACCCGCGCGTGAAAGACCGCGTGTTGTCAGTGAACGCGATGGTTCACAAGGACGGCGCTCGGCGCTACCGCGTCAACCCGGAGACCTGCCCCGAGTTGGTCGAGAGTCTGGAAAAGCAGGCGTACGACAAGCACGGCGAGCCGGATAAGGCCGGCGGACTGGATCACATCATCGATGCCGCTGGCTACTTCCTCGTCTACCGCTATCCGATCCAGCACCGCCTGGCGCTGGTGCAACCCCTGAGGCTCTGAGCATGCCCCTTGCTGTCAACGAACCGAACGACGAGATCAAGGAGCTGCGCAAGCAGTGGCTTGTGCTCGAGGCGCTCAGTGCTGGTACCCCGGCTATGCGCCAGGGTGGCGAGGCGTTCTTGCCGCAGTGGCCCGCTGAGGACATCGCGGCCTATCGCGCGCGCCTCAATACCGCCACGCTGTTTCCGGCCTACCGTCGCACCGTTGGCGTGATGAGCGGCAAGCCGTTCGCCAAGCCGCTGGACCTGATCGACGCGCCGGCCAGTATCGATTCGTGGGCGGAAGACATCGACCTGCAGGGCGTCAGCCTGCATGTGTTCGCCCAGGAGATGTTCGCCGAGAGCTTCTATGGGCTGGCGGGCATGCTGGTCAGCTATCCCAAAGCTGGCCCCGCGTTCCGCAGCAAGGCCGAGCAGGAGGCCAGCGGGCAGCGGCCGTACCTGGTGCGGGTGCTGCACAACCAGATCCTCGGCTGGAAGTCGGAGCTGGTGAACGGCCGCATGCGCCTCACGCAGCTGCGCCTGATGGAGTCGATCGACGAGGACGACGGCCCGTTCGGCGTCAAGTGCGTGCAGCAGGTACGCGTGCTGGAGCCGGGCACGTGGCAGGTGTGGCGGGAGATCGAAAAGGACAAGTGGGCGTTGACGGAGGATGGCGCGACAACGCTCGACGAGATCCCGTTCGTGCCGCTGTATGGGCTGCGCAAGGGCTTCATGTGCGGTCAGGCGCCGTTGCTGGATCTGGCGTACCTCAACGTCAAGCACTGGCAGAGCCAGAGCGACCAGGACACGATCCTGCACGTCGCGCGGGTTCCCATCCTCGCGATGATCGGTGCGGACGACCAGACCGGGCTATCGGTCGGCGCGATGTCAGCCGTCAAACTGCCGATGGGCGCCGACCTGAAGTTCATCGAGCATTCGGGCGCCGCCATCAAGGCCGGCGAGGATGCCTTGGCGGCGCTCGAGCAGCAGATGATCCAGACCGGCGCCGAGTTGCTGGTCAAGCAGCCCGGGGCCAAGCGCACCGCGACCGAGTCGCAGACGGATGCCGAAGCGAACAAGTCCGACCTGCAGCGCATGGCGGAGAACTTCGAGGATGCGCTCGACCAGGCGCTGTACTACATGGCGAAGTTCGCCCGTCTTGGCGATACCGGCGGCAAGGTCAAGCTGTACGCTGACTACGGCACGGCAACGCTGAGCGAGGCGAGCGCTGCGCTGATCAAGGATCTGCACCTGTCCGGCCTGCTGTCCCGTGCAACGGCGATCACCGAGCTGCAGCGCCGAGGGCTGCTGTCCGACGACATCGACCCGGAGGAGGAGATCGCCGCGGTGGACGCCGAAGGCCCGCCGCCTGGCGCGATCACGACCCCGGCGACGCTGGGCGGTGGCGCGGACGTGAGCACGAACGACAATGCCGGCGGTTGAGAAAAAAGACAGCGCGGCCGCGCTACTCGTGCGCCGTGGCGCCACCGCAAACGAGGCGCTTCAGGAGGTCGCGATCGACCACGCGCACGACCTGCACCGCTTCAGCGTGGGCGTCGTCCAGCGCATGATCGCTGTGCTCAACCGCGCCGACGCGAGCCTTGTGGCCAAGCTGTCCGAGGCGCTGATGCAGATGGAGCGCGACAGCTTCACCGTCGCTAGGCTCGAAGCCATCCTAGCCAGCGTGCGCGCACTTAATTCACAGGCCTATGCAGCCGTGCTGCAGGCTTTGCAGCCGGAGCTCCAAGGTCTGGCGCGGGTAGAGGCTGCAGCACAGTCGGCCACCATGGCAGCAGCTGTGCCTGCCACCGTACAGGTCTATTTCCCCGTCGCAGGCGTGACTGCCGAGCAGGTGTACGCCGCCGCCCTGAGCCGTCCATTCCAGGGGAGGCTGCTGCGCGATTGGGCAGCCAACCTCGAGCAGAGCCGCCTGGCCATGCTGCGCAATGCGGTGCGCGCCGGTTATGTCGAGGGCCAAACGACCAGCGAGATCATCACTCGGATTCGTGGCACTCGCGCGCTGCGCTACGCCGACGGCCTGCTGAACAAACCGCGGCAGGAGCTGGCCGCCGTGGTACAAACGGCCATCAGCCATACGGCACAGACGGCGAGGCAAGCCATGGTCGACGCCAACGCGGACCTGGTGAAGGCGGTGCGGTGGGTGAGCACGCTCGACACGCGCACAAGCCCGATGTGCCGCATCCGCGACGGGCTTGAGTACACAGCCGACACGCACAAGCCGATCGGGCACCAGATCCCGTGGGGCGATGGTCCGGGCCGGCTGCACTTCAACTGCCGCAGCGTGTCGGTGCCGGTGCTCAAGTCCTGGCGCGAGCTTGGCATCCCGATCGACGACATGCCGCCCGGCACGCGCGCCAGCATGGATGGGCAGGTGCCGGCGGAGCTGACGTACAAGGAATGGTTCGCCAAGCAGAGTGCCGAGCGCCAGGAGGACATCCTGGGGCCGGACCGTTATCGCCTACTCAAGACCGGCAAGGTCAGCTTTGACCAGTTCTACAACGACCGCGGCCGCTGGCTGAGCCTTGAGGAGCTCGAGCGGCGCATCGCTTGACTTCGGTCTTGTGCCGTGCAACGCTGGCCATGATGGGACGGCTGCGCGTTATTCATGGCACACCACCGCCGGACACCCCGGCCGAACAGGTGCGCCAGCGAATGCGCAAGATGCGCGCTACCTACACGTACTCTTGCAGCAGCTGCGGCGGTAGCGAGTACATCACCGCGCGCTGCGGCAACGTACACGCCAAGCTCTGTGTGATCTGCCTGACCCAGGGCAGGCGCAGAGAGATGGACGCGCCGAGCCGATAGGATCTCGACACGAGTACACCAAGCCCCGCTGAGCGGGGCTTTTTTTATGGGCTGAGCCCAGTCATCCGTCCAGAGGACACAACCCCGTGAGTGACATCGATCTGTCCGCACCTGAGGTGCAGGCGGCCATTTCGGCTGCCGTCGAGAAGGCCACCGCCCCGCTGGTCGCCAAGCGCGACGAACTACTGGGTGAGGTCAAGAAGCTGCGCAAGAACGCCGAGATCGACCCGGCTGACCTGGAGCGCGTCGAGAACGAGCGCGATCAGCTCAAGCAGCAACTGGCCGAGGCCACCAAGGCGACCAAGCAGGCGACGAAGCAGGCCGAGGACGCAGCGAAGAAGCTGGCCGACGCCGAGGGCTTCACGCAGAAGCTGCTGGTCGACAACGGCTTGTCCGATGCGCTGGCGAAGGCTGGCGTGACGAACCCTGTCCACATCAAGGCCGCCAAGGCCATGTTGGCCAGCCAGGTTCAGGTCGCGGAGGACAACGGCACCAAGGTTGCCCGCATGGGCGACAAGGCCCTGGCCGATGCAGTCGCGGAGTGGGCCGGAAGCGACGAGGGCAAGTACTTCGTCTCGGCCACGGCCGCAGCGGGCGACGGCGCTCGCAGCAGCCATCGCACCACCACCCCCAACAAGAGCCTGACGCGTACCGCCTTCGACGCACTCGCGCCGGCGGACCAGATGGCACACGTCAAATCCGGCGGCGAAGTCACCGACTGACCGCCACAGCTTAAGGAACCACGATGGCCAACACCCTCACCTCCCTCGTCCCGACCCTGTACGAGTCGCTGGACACGATCAGCCGCGAGCTGGTCGGCTTCGTCCCGGCTGTGCGCCTGGATGCCGGTGTCGATCGCGCTGCGGTCGGCCAAACCGTCATGTCCTACGTCACCCCGCAGTCGACCGCGTCGGACCTGACCCCGGGTGTGACCGCCCCGAACGATGGCGACCAGACCATCGGCAATGTCTCCCTGACCATCCAGAAGTCGCGCGGCGTGCCCGTGCGCTGGAACGGCGAGGAGCAGCGCGGCATCAACACCGGCCCGGGCTACCGTCCGATCCTGGCCGACCAGTTCACGCAGGCGATGCGCACGCTGGTCAACGAGATCGAGAACGATACCGCGCAGGCCGCCTATGCCGCCGCCTCCCGCGCCTGGGGCACCGCCGGCACCACGCCGTTCGCGTCGGACCTGTCCGACCCGGCAAACGTGCGCAAGATCCTGGCCGACAACGGTGCGCCGCTGTCCGACCTGCAGCTGGTGATCGACACCACCGCCGGCGCTAAGCTGCGCACGCTGGCCCAGCTGACCAAGGCCAACGAAGCGGCCGATACGAGCCTGCTGCGCCAGGGCGTGCTGCTGGACATCCACGGCTTCGCGATTCGCGAATCGGCCAAGACCCCGCAGGCGGTGGCCGTCGGCACCGGTGCGAACTACACCACCAACACGGCCGGCTATGCCGTGGGCGCCACGGCGATCACCCTGATCACCGGCACCGGCACCATCCTGGCGGGTGACGTGATCACCTTCGCCGGCGACAGCAACAAGTACGTCGTCGCGTCGGCGCTGAGCGGCGGCGTGGTCACCCTGGCGGCCCCGGGCCTGCAGAAGGCCATCCCGGCCTCCGCGACGGCCGTGACCGTGGTGGCTGCGGCGACCCGCAACGTGGGCTTCGACCGCAACGCGATCGTGCTGGCCACCCGTGCCCCGGCGATCCCGGCCGAGGGTGACATGGCCGACGACGCCATGGTCATCACCGACCCGAAGAGCGGCCTGTCGTTCGAGGTCCGCCTGTACAAGCAGTACCGGCAGATCCGCTACGAAGTAGCGGCCAGCTGGGGCGTGAAGGCCGTCAAGTCGGCCCACATCGCCAGCCTGCTGGGCTGATAGGCAAGGGGCCGGGCAACCGGCCCCTTTCTCTTTCGAGGAATGCACATGCACCCCGAGACCGTGAAAGTCGTGGACGACAGTCCCGAGAACGACCAGGGTTTCAAGATCATCAATCGCGACGACCTCAACGACGGCCACAAGCTGTTCAAGGAGCCGGGCGCGAAGAAGAAGCCGGCCGAGGCCG